CGAGATCAATTTCGAGGTTATCGAGAGCCTCGACGGGTTTTTCTACTCGGAGAAGTTCATTTCGCTGGCGATCGGCCCAGTGGGGTCCACGAAAACCACCGCTGGCATTATGAAAATCCTGCACCATGCGGCGCAGATGGCTCCGTGCAAGGACGGCGTGCGGCGGTCTCGGTGCATCTGGGTACGTAACACGCGAGAGCAGCTGCGCGACACGAGCATCCCGGACTTCCTGAAGTGGATACCCGACGGGGTGATGGGGTATTTCCTCAAGACCGAGTACAAATTCGTCATAAAAGTTGGCGACATCGAGTGCGAGGTGCTGTTCCGTGGTCTGGATGACGCGAATGACGTGCGGCGACTGCTGTCGTTGCAGGCGAGCTTCATCATTTTTGACGAATTTAGGGAAATCCACCCCGACATTTACAACGCTGCGCAGGGCCGTGTGGGTCGCTACCCGGACAAAATGATGAACGGGGTGGGGTGTAAAACCGACGATGGGCGGCCTAACGCGCACCTGTGGGGGATGACCAACCCGCCGGACCAAGATACGTTCTGGGAAACGCTGATTTCTGAACCGCCGGAGAACGTGCACATCACGATCCAGCCGTCTGGCCTCTCCCCTGAGGCCGACTGGACAAGATTCCTGCCGGATGACTACTACGACAACCTCGCTCATGGTAAAACTGAGGACTGGATCGACGTCTATATCCACGCGAAATTCGGGAAATCGCTGTCTGGACAGCCTGTTTTTAAGGCTTTTGACAGGTCTGCGCACGTCGCGAAGCACGAGATAACGCCTATGTTTTCGAGCACACCCCTGCTGATCGGGGTGGATGCGGGGCTGACACCGGCCGCTGTGATCGGTCAACTGGCCTACGATGGGCGTTTGGTGGTGTATGATAGCCTGATTTCGGAGGATATGGGAGCTTTGCGGTTCATTCAGGAGCGGTTGAAGCCGCTTTTGACGAATAAATTCCCCGGGCGCAGCGCGATGGTCGTCATCGACCCGGCGGCGTTTCAGCGTGTGCAGACGGACGAGCGCACGGTGGCGGACATCTACCGGTCTGAGGGGTTTATGCTGAAACCAGCCAAAACGAACTCGGTGGCGGCGAGGATCGCGGCGGTCGAGCGGTACATGACACGTGTTATCGACGGGAAATACGGCTTGGCGGTCGACCCGGTGCACGCCATCTCGCTCATACAGGCCTTGGCGGGGAAATATCGGTACAAGATCAACACCAAGGGCATGAAAGACGAGAAACCAGAGAAGAGCCACCCATGGTCAGACATCGCCGACGCGTTCCAGTATTTGTGCCTGCACGCTGACGGCGGGGAGACGTTTGGAGGGTTCGTTGGTGATGAGCGCAGGGAGGTCAGGAAGGTCTCAGCTGGTGGATGGACCTGATATGTTGACGTGTAAGCATATAACGAGTACTGTACCCATGACGTCACACACGAGATAATGCTATGGAGCTTGGCCCCGCACTGATTCCAGTCGCGAGAGCGTCTGACCTAGAAGCCGCCGCGCAGCGTGCCTCCGCAGCGAAGCAGAACACCCCTATGATTCAAGGGTTGGCTGCCCATGTTCGCCGTCGCTGGGAAGTGATGCGCGACCATAAACGTCAAGAAATTGAGTCTCGACTGACGAAGTGCCTACGGGCGCGGTCGATGCAGTATGATCCTGAAAAACTTGCAGAAATCCGTGCCCATGGCGGGTCTGAAATCTTTATGGGGATTGTCTCCACGAAGTGCCGGACAGCGACCGCGTGGCTGCGTGATACGCTGCTTGGGACCGGGGCAGACAAGCCTTGGTCACTGGCTCCTACGCCGATTCCAGAAGTACCACCGGCTGTACAAGAACGCCTACAGGCGATCATGGAGGCAAACCTCCAGCAGTATTACGCCGCCGGTAACCCGCCGATTGACCCCAGCCAACTCCAGCAGCTCGCAGCCGGTATGAAAGACACCGCGATGCGTGCGATGAAAGAGGAGGCCGATAAGCGTGTCGGTCGCATGGAGATGAAAATGGAGGACCAGCTCGCGGAGGGCGGGTTCGTCAAGGCGCTCTACGAGTTTACAAACGACATCGCTACGTTCCCATACGCCGTGTTAAAGGGGCCGATCCCACGGAAACGCAAGACGATGAAGTACGTACAGGGTGGTATGGCCGCTGTGGACGTGCTCCGCGACGAGTGGGAGCGGGTCGACCCTTACAAATTCTACTGGGCACCGTGGGGCGATGACGTCCAGAACATGCCTATTATCGAGCTGCACCACCTGACACGCGAAGATGTCGAGGCGATGATCGGCGTTGAAGGCTACGACGAGGCCTCAGTGCGGTCGATCCTTGCAGACTTCGGCTACGGGGCGTTCGACTGGCTGGAGCACGATGACTCCGAGATCGAGACGGCGACCGGTAAAGACTTCGACGACGCGCACCGCGACATCGTTGCGGCACTCCAGCTCTGGGACTCGATCCCCGGCTCTATGTTGATCGACTGGGGGATGGACGAGAGCGAAATCCCTGACCCGCAGATGTCGTACCCATGCGAAGTCTGGATGCTGAACAACACGGTTATTAAGGCCGTGCTGAACTATGATTCGCTGGGTCGTAAACCCTACTACGTGACGTCGTACGAGAAAGTACCCGGCCGTGTCGATGGTAACGGCGTATCTGA